CACACGCATTAGGGACGACCTATTCTTTTCACGTTTTTGTGTTGAGAACAAACTAGCCCCGCCGCCTGGAGTCCGCATTCAATCGCGGAAATCTTGGGGGGTTTATCTGGAAGGTCTGGGCCGATTCACCGGAGCAATACTTGGAGTTAAGCATGAGAATGCGCTCAATGTGGCAACGCAGAGAGTTCTCCAGAAAATGCACGGTTGGATTGGCTTTTGCCCCGAAATGTCGATGGAGGAAGCTATTGAACGCATCCTCTGGACGAGTAAGGGCAGTAGTGTAGGGAGCCGTTACAACTGGTGGGGAATGTCGAAAGGAGAAGTTCTAACGAACCCAGAGTTCGTGGAATCTCTCCCGAGTAGAATCGCCCAAATGTCCGGTGTGAGGAACCCATACACTGCAAGTCTCAAGGATGAACTTCGTGATGTTGTGATGGGAGAATCTAAGGCCGCGCGCTTGTTCTTGCCGGTTGACTTAGTAGTGCTTGTAGCGCAGGTGATGTGCTACGGTGTCATGAACGATCGACTGAGCGATTATGAGTGTTCTGGCTCTTGTGCCAAGTTTCTCCGTGGGGGCGCGGACCGATTGGTCCGTCGTCTTTGCAAACATCGCTTCTGGGGGGAAGGGGACGCGCACAAGTTCGACTCAAAGCAGGGCTATACGCTGCGAGAGTGCGTGTTACGGGTCATGAGTGCACTAAGCGAGGACACTGAGGTCCGAGCGAAGGTCAACCAGATGTCTCGTCGTCCGGTGGTGCATTTTCCCGATGGCAACCTATGGGAGTTGCCGGGAGGTAATCCATCCGGAGGGTTCATGACGAAGCTAATGAACACCATCCTGACTCTCATCGTTCTGGAGTATGCATCCTTCAGGTTTGCAGAAACGTTCGGGTGCGAGCCAGAGTGCGAAATAGGTGCGGAAGGAGACGACTACATCTATAGCACCGATGAGGTGCGTTTTTCGCCGGAATGGATTCGGGCTTGCGGTCAGGAACTGGGTCTGGACTACGACGCGAACCCGTTGGTGGAGGAAGAGATGACCACCACAAGGTTGAGTAAGTCGTCGTTTTGTCAGCGACGTTACCGATTAGTACGCATTGGCCGAAAGTTGGTCGCGATCACTGAGTCAGACCCGACGAGGATGTGGGGGGCACTTCTCGCTAACCGGTCTAGTGATCCCGTAGTCTCTAAAGGCATCGCCCATTCGCTCTTAGTTGAGCATTACTGGAATGAAAGCTCGCGCAAACTTCTTCGGAGGTACATGCGCTGGCTGGATGAAAGGTATGGGACGAGGTCCAAGGAGCTCACGGATCGGCAAATAGAGAAGTTGCATGTGAGCGCCCTCGAGTTACACGCGAGGGACCCTATTAGTTTGCTGGCGTTGGAAAAACCCAGCTCGAAAGGGAGCAGTGCGAACCAGTGGACCTTGAATGATTCAGCTGGTTTTAACAGCTCCTCTAGAGTTGTTGAAAACAAAAGAAACATGGTGAAGTCGAAGAAGGCCAAGGCAAAACGCGCCCGCCGCAATGCGGGTGGCGGCGGCGGCCAGTCCATTATGAGGGCGGTGGGTGTCGGCCCGTCTGGAGGCAACGCTCAAGTTGCTCCGTCGGCCTACAACCGCGAGGTGATGTATCGCGACGCGAAGTTCGAGAACATCCCCGGAGGGATTCGGATCACTCACTCGGAGCGGATCATGGCGAACTCGTACGTGTATGCCAATGGCATCACGCGTGAGTTCGATGTCCATCCGAGGACGCTGAAGTTCCTTGGTGGCATTGCGGAGCACTACATGAACTTCCGTATTCGGAAGTTCGATGCTAGGTACGCTCCAAAGGCCGCCACGGACATCGGCCAAGAGGTAAAGATCGCTCCCTGGTACACTTCGGAGTCCTCTCTGAAGTCCCAGACCACTCTCACGGCCGGGCTTCCGCTGGTCGATCTTTCCGTACTCCCTGGCTCCAAGCAGTTCGCAGCGTGGGCAGAG